AATGATTTTAAAGCCTCTTCTTCTTTGTTATATGATTCAATTCTATCAACAATATCTGCTATTACTTTTCCTGTATTAGATCCAGAAGTTACACCGGCATTATATAAAGCCATTTCTGTTCTTGTCGCCCCAAGTGCAGCCTCTTCTTCTTCAAGAGCTTTTATTACACCTTGGGCGGCATCACTAACATCATCTGTTTTACTGGCTAACTTGCCCATAAGAGCTTGAGCAGCTAGAAGGATTATTGTTTGCCTCTCTATATTTTCTATTGCTTCGTTTATGTTTGCTGTTTTACCTAATCCAGCAAAATCAACATCATATATAACACTTTTCCAGTATTCTATAGATTGTCGTGATTGATCTATTGATTTATTTGCGTCATCAATGATTTCCTGAAAACCTTTGGTTTGCTTTTGCACTTGCTTTAACGCTTCTATTTTCAAAGCGCCATCAAGATTATCAAAATTATCAATCAAACCATCAATATATTCTTTAACTTGCTTCATGCTTTCTCCGGCACCAAATAGTGACGGAATCAAAACTGAACCAATGGCAGCGCCAACGGCCAAGAAAGCACCTATCATTGCTCCATGAGGACCAAACAGCGAAGCTATTTGTGAACCTTGCTGACCAAATATGATCATAGCATTAGTTCCCATTTGGGCCTGAACTGCTATATCCTGTAGTTGATGTCCTACTTGACCAAAACCGCCGCGCATAAACCTCAAGTGCTTATTTAAACCCTTGCTTGCCGCAATGCCTTTTATTTGCTCTGTCCTGTATATTTGAGCAGTTTTGACAGATTGAATTTGAGCCTGGGTTGCTCCAGACTGCTCTAATCTATAAAGCTCTATCTGGTCTCTTGTCATGCCATAGGTTGCGGCCTCATCACGCAAAGATTTAACTAATTTATCTGTAGCTACTTTTGCCTGCATATCTACTTGCTGGGCTTTTCTTTGAGCCGCAGCAGCTCTATCAATCGAACTAATTGTTGATTGCAGTTGTTGCGATCTAACTTGAGCTTCCATTTTTTGCGCGGTAACAGTTGCTTCTAATGCTTGCGCTTCAGCAGCCTGTTTTTCTTTGTGGGCTTTTACTTGACGTTGTAACTGGTATATCTGCATGACCTGGAACGGTCCAGCACCAGCCAGCTTTGCTTCCCAGCGAACAAGAGCATCAGCAGACAACTGAGTTGCCATCTTTTGCCTTATCAAAGATTGCGTCATTGATTGCAATTTTTTGGAAATGCCATCAATTTTTAATGAGGCGTTATCCTTAACTGCAATAGAATATAGATCAATGTTAGCCATTTTTCTTCGCTCGCTCGCTCTTTAATCGCAAAAACGTAAACCAATGATCATATTCATCGACAGTCATTGCCAATACAGATGACAGAGGTTGCCCAAGGTGATCCGCTAGAGTGTACATATAGTACAGTTCTGTCGGATTACCCTGAGCGCCTATGAGTTTTTTTCGCGATCTTCCTCGCTTTTTGCGTCGAGTTTCAGAACGAAATTAGCGACTTTGGAAATAACGTCTGGATCGACATTACGTCTTAGCTTGGTTTTATCGCCTATATCGAATAATGGTTCACCCCTTTCATCTGTTACACCATAGATCAACGAGTAGATCATGTAATCTGTCGTATCACCATCTGATCGTGATAACCACTTAGCCTTATCATCCAATGAAAGGCTTTTAGAATATACAGTGGTCTGCCATTCTGGAACTTCCAACTTGCGAACTTCCTGGCTGCTAAAATGCGTAACCGCTACATCGATTAGTTTGCTCATTAGGCTACAGTATCCTCAGTCAGTGCGCCGTTACCAGTACCTGAGAAAGAGACTTCAACCATGCCATCGAATGAAGCACTTTTGCTTACTGATGCAACGATAACGGAGCCAGTGTAATATGTCTTGGAACTAGTGTTACCAGATGGATAAACATTGATAACAACCTCTGCGCCTTCAACCAATGCCGTTTGGCCTGCATCTGCTGAGTCCCAGTAACAATTTACTGATGTGGTCCATGATTTCAGGGTTGGCTTGTTAGTAACCCAAGAATCACCCATTACTGTATCTGCAACCATTTCACTGGTCGTTTCTATGCTCCAATCACGAATTTCCGCGATTGCAGTGGCGCCAACATACACAGCGCCGTCTTTTCCTGTCAAAGTAGCCATTTTTACTCCTGCGCTGTGCGCCTATAAATCATTAATTGTAGTACCAACATAAACAAATCACACAGACACTGCTGAAGAGTTCTCCAGCACTGAATATGTGATCTGAATATCTATTTTGCCAACACAAATTGGCTGATCACCATCGCCATTATACTCGCTATTAAAGCTGATTACTTTCGAGTCTCTAGCGAGGCCATTTAACGTCACATCATTATAAAGTGCATTCTCTATCTCAAGGCATACTTCGTCCAAGGTATCGTCATAATTAATAACGCCCTTGACGTATATCTCCACACTGACTGACAATATTCTCTCTTCAGTCCTGGGAAGCCTCATGGTCAAGTAGTTAATTTCTTCGCTATTTGTATATACAACTATTCCTGGTAGCTTACCTTCAGCCAGTGGATAGACTCGACTTCTATATACTTTCGTTCCAGTGGTTGCCAGACCAGTTAGCCTAGTAATCAGTGCATCTCTTATTTGCTTTCTAACGTGAGGCATTATTGCTTCTCTAAAGCTAGTTCAGTCATGCCTGTACCGTCTGGCATTACCACTCGAATGATGTATGTAACACCACTAACAACGATCTGATCGCCTTCTTGAGCGGCAGGCATTGAAGCTGTCTGGCAGAAGAATCTTGGCACTTGAACAGCAAACGAGACACTTCCACCAGCATCATATGCCTGATAATCGTTATCAAAAATTCCTTTAATCGTCGTTGCACCGCCTCCAATTGGCGTGTAAACGGAATCAATGCCGAAATCTGCCAGCATGATTGATCGGAATTCTGATGTTTCTATTGTCATTTATGCTTCTTCTTTTTGATCACAATAGCGTCATCTGATGCATCCAAGCCAACACTTCTGTTTTCAAGCTCTATTGGCTCTTCAACAGGTTGCTGCTTAACTACTTCTGACAGAAGAGCTATTCTGCCGATTTCTATCAATTCTTTAGCTTGCGAATGATCAAGCTCAACAATACTGCCAACACTGTGTGGCTGGCCCTTAATTACACAACCTTTCATCACTTCGTATTTCATATTTCCTCCAAAGATTGGGGGAGCGCAAGCCCCCCCTCACTTATTTAGACGCCATCATTGCCGTATGCAAAGCTGACTGCGCGACGAACTGCTGCATCTACAGATTGCAGAGCTACAACTCGGATCGTGCCAGAGGTGCTATTGGTGTATGGATCAACTACGATATCCAAACCGCCAAACATACCAATGAGAAGATCATTGAAGTTTCCGAAATAAAGATTTCCAGCAGTTGCCTGGTTGGAAACAATAGCTCGGTAGCCGTTCATAGTGCCGCCTGGCTCCACAACGAATTGTGCAGTGTTAGAGGCTTTCTCAACGGTTTTCAATGCGCCATACATTGATGCTGGCATGATATACGACAGACTACCAAGCAGTGCATTGTCCTCTGCAACGGCAGTTTCAAGACCAACTACCTCAGCAAAAGTCGGATTTGCAGCAGCAAAGGCGGCAACAGTGTTAACACCGGAAGTGTTCAGGATACCAGTTGGTTGACCACTTGCACCTGTACCCTCAAGACCAGCTTTGTCGATTGCAACAGCAAGAGCTTGAGCCAGGTCATCACGAATCAAAGATTCGACATCCAATGAACTTTGGATCAATAATTGCCGTGTTACGTCAGTAAAACAACCCAGTGTGCGAGGCTGGAGAGAAACTGAGCCAACAGTCATTTCTGACTCTGAAGCAGCTCCACCTTCAGTGCTTATCCAAGCGGCAGCGGCACCAGCAGTCTTGCGTGGGATTTTTACATCACCAGAAAGACCAGTCAGCATACGCGCACCGGCCTGCATTACTGATGAGCTGTTTCGCAGGACATCAATGAAGTCGCCGCCACGGAAGTCATCAGAGAACAATGCTGATTCATCAGAGCTGTTCAGGTCGCGCTTCCAGTTACGCAGAACTTCGGCAGGCAACAGGATACCCTGAGCTGTTCGACCATAGGCTTCAGCAGCAGCGCGTGAGCATTCAAATTCAAATGCAGCGGCTTCTTGAGCGCGACGATCAGTAGGATTAGCCAAAGCATTGACGGCTCGCATGATTGAGAATCGCTTGATCTCTTTCTTGCTCATGCCAGCATCTTGGCTTTCCAATGCTTTTTTAGAACCGATTACTTCAAGCAATTCACCTCGGAATTCCTCGATGCTACGGCCTTCTGAAATAGCTTTGTGGGCCAGATCAGATTTGTTGTGTCGTGCGCCAAGCTCAACAATTTGAGCAGCGTTACGTTGTGCAGCTTGTTTGGCTTGTGCCTCAACCGCTGCAATGTCTAGTTCTGACATAGTTTTTTCTCCATTAGAAATTACAGTTATGTTTTGGGTTGAAGACTCCCAAGACCTACCAACACCAACTGTCACGTCAGCGGGAATAGATACTAGTGATGCTTCGACGGGACGCCATTTTTTGGCCAAATATGTGTTGGCTTTTTTTGGATCACGCTCTAATTTGCTTATCGAATATCCAACGCTAATGTTAGCTCTGATACCGTCAGCAACATCTGAAAATGCCTCATTAGCCAATGCGCCTTTTCCAAAGCGCACTTTTGCCCGTAGTCTGCGGGAATTGCTATCAAGCTCAACAGATTCAATAACGCCAATTTGCTTTTCAGGATCGTGGTCCATCAAAAAAGGCGCTCTGCCAGATGCAAGGAATGATAGGTCCATTGCTTCGGCAGAATGTTCTAGCACTTCCATCCCAAAAGATCGTTCTACAGGCTCTTCAGATGAAATGGCAATTTGTACAGTTCGTTTTTCTTCATTAATTGGCGACATCTCAACAGCCATTGCTCGATGTAGAACTTCCAATTCTTTCCGCTGTTCCACAATATCCTCAATAACTTCTTCGACAATTTCGTCAATGACTTCTGGTGTTTCTATTACTTGGTCCATAGTCCTTCCTTCTGTAGCTGGCTCAAATTTAATTGGTGTGTAATCATTATCTTTAAGCCATTTCTTTGCTTCATCAACTGTATATTTGTTTTTGTCAAACCTAATACCCTGGAGGCTTATTTCACCTTCTTTAAGCCCCCAAATTGCATCAATTCCTGGCCCAAACTTATCGTTTGTTCTCTTGAACTCATCATACAGCTTCGGATCAGTTATCCTTGCCGCATGTTCATTTGGATAAGGTCGAGATTCCGGTATATCAATCTCTGTAAACGATTCCATGAATAATGCCTATTGTAATTATAATACAAAAACCAACACCTATCGCTAATGTCGCGACAGCGTACCAAAACGATTTAAGAATGCTAATTAGAGCGTCTTTAATCAACAGAGCTATCTCCAATTACATCAGGAGGAATTGCAACCATTTGTGCTGCGAAAGGCTCAAGAGCATACTTAATACCAAATTGTTCAGCCAACGCTTTATCTCTTTGTATTTGCGAGAACAACTCTTCAACATCTTTGCCATATTGTGATGCAACATCTTGAATTGATAAAATACCATTCTTCATACCCATTACTGCTGCTGTCATTTCTTTTTGCGGATCAACCCATGACCATGCCTTGCCTCTAAACTCAGACGCTAAAGCAAACTTCTCATAAACCCTCAGAGGCAAATTAATTGATCCTATCTCCATGGCAGAAGCCAACCACTCTTCGTAAACCGGCCTGATAAAATGTTCAACCATAAACGCTTGCAAATTCTTATAATGATCGCGTTCTTCCAAGGCTCCTTGACGGATAGAGCTATAACTCGTTGCCTCAAGGTCATTTGATAGGCTGGTATAACTAATGCCCAATCCTGATGCTATGCCTCGCAAAACAGACTTGTGAAACGACTCAAATTCATTGCTTGGATAGGCTGGGTCAAATGACTGAAAGCTAACTCCAGCAGGCAACTGATGAAAGCTGCCTGGTTGAGCGTCCATTATTGGTATATTTCCGTCTAAATCATCCGCAGCAAACCCGTCACCAGCAGGAGATGTAAAAAACCCAGTCTTGCTGGCACCAACTCGCGCCGCAACTATTGCAGCTTCTCGGTATCCACCCAATTGCTTCATTCCTGCCATCGCGGGGGACATCCAAGATTCTCCGCGAGTCTGCCCTGCTCGCAGCGGAACGAACACATGGATCACTCTCTCGGCAGGTATGCGGATATGCTTTGGTGTAATGCTTTTTGTCGTATAATCGTAATCGCCTGGGTGATATCCAAGCACATGGTAGGCAACTGGACGCCTAAAATTATCCAGCTCAATGCCCATTCTTATATCATTACCATTTGCCGCCTTCTGGCTCAGGCTTTCATCAACCTGATCTGCCTCGATGAACTCTATTGCAAATGAGTTCTTGAATTTTGCACTTCGATGCTTGATGATAAACACTTCGCCATCACGCGCTAATGTCTCTATACATAGCTTCTGCGCGTCAATCCATGACATTTTACCGTCTGCCGTTGGATATGACAGCTTTCCCCACGCCCTGAATGCGTCTTCAATGCTTTGGTTTCCGACTTGATCAAGTTTTCCGGTTGAATCGAGCGACTTGACCTGAAGGCCAAATCCGCGCTCACCTATTACGTTAGTTTTGAGCAGATTGAGATATCTTTTGGCGTATTCGTTGTTTCTGGCTAAATCTCTAGCTCTAGCGCGTATAGTCTTTAATACTGGCTGTAATTCACTGTCTGCTGATCGTTCTGACGCTTTAAAGTCATTAAATAACAGACCTTGATTGGCGGCAGCATATGTTCGCTTGAACACTTTTGGCGCTACAGGTTCTGGTTTCTTGAAATAGTCAAATATTCCCATCAGAATCTTACTCGTATCGTCGAACCGCCAGACTTGCCGCGCTTTAATAGTTCATCATTTTTCAACTTGGTAACCTCGCGCTTGTAGTATTCGCGAGCATCCATCAAGTCCTTGAATGACATTTTGGTCAATGATCGACCAGCTATCGAGTAATTGGCGACATCTGAGTCAGCTTTGCCCTGCAAAATGGTTTCAATCTTTGCTACCATTATCTCAGCATGGATTCTTGCATCAGCTTGGTTGTTGTCCATGTCTGCAACAATAAAAAAGTCGCCAGAATCAACGACAATTCTATTGCTTGACGATGTTTGCGTAAGCTCTAGCTGCCAGTGATAAGACCCTGGCAAGAAAGCTGCGCTTATGTCGCTTGATACACTAAATAAGTAATAATCATCTGTTGATGAAACAGATTGGGGTATTTTGATTTCAGATGACCCGCCAGCAGTTATTCTTGCAACATATTCTGTTGTATATCCACTTGAGGTAGGGTAATCTTTAGATATGTCTGATCTTTTCCATTGCAGAAAGTCGCCCACAACAATGCTTGAAGGCTCGCCCTCGGGGGCTTCTGTTGGATCAAAAGCGTTAGCCATTAATTTATCCTATCGCCACGAATTTACAAAGCCTGAACCAGTTCTCGGCACAAAAGGCATTGCAACAGGCTTTGTGCGCTGTTCTTGCTGAATTTCAGGCTCATCAGCAACATCATTATCGCGCCTATCAGCCAAACTATTGACATCTATATTTATTATAGCATAAGCCGCTATAGAATATACCATACAGTCAAGAGCTTCGTTCCTCGGTCTTGACTTGATATACATTCTTTTTTTGAATCCGCGATGATATTTAGTAACAACTTTTTCAGCCGTTAACTGTAAAAAATACTCATCATCCAGTTTATCGCTAAAATGCACATATCCTGGACCCTCTTCGGTAATTCTCAATCGAGCAAATATCAAGTCTTTGGCAGTATCGACGCCTACAGGAAATAATGGGCATTTACCTATATTGTTTTTGGTTGGCCGTCCAACAATACCTTTACCTTCACCACCAACACCCTTAATTGCAAATACTCTCCTGCCTGTATGCTTTTTGCAGTAGGAATATACAGTATTTGTGAAGTGTCCACCTGAGTCTATGCATGTAGCTCTAATCGGCATTTGCTTATTATTTACAGCTTCATACATCTTAAACAGGTGAGAATCTAATGTTGTCCACAATTGTGGCGTAGATGGATCGCCATACAGTGTTATATGCTCAATAACATATGCCTCGTAATCCCTGCCCCATCCAATCACAGACAGCTCTAATCGATTATCTTGGACATCGACACCACATGTCAGAAATATAACTTCTTCTGGTATTATTCCGTCGAAATCTTCTCTTCGGTCATTTAATGCGCCATGATCGATTGCTTCACCTTTTTCTTCATATGATTCGCCTAAATATGTATTAACCCAGACTCGAAGCTGCTCGGGATTCTTCTTAACAGTCAAGAATTCTGTAACACCATCCGCGAGAGGCGTCCATGGACTGTACATTCCACTGATGTGAAACCCAGCAATTCCCTTGAACTCTTTATTGGCTCGCCATTCACCATTCCTAACAGACCAACGGCGGTCACTTTCATCCCACAGCGAGCCGCATGAATCACACATGTATTTTGCAGTCTTTGGGTCATTGTCCTGCCACTTCACATTTGACCACTTCAAAACCTGAAATTCTTTGCAATGCTGGCATGGAATGTAGTATTTGCGCTGATCTGAGTTCAAATAGGCTTCTTCTATCCTGCTGGCACCTTTATTTGTTGGAGTGCTGACAATAACGATTTTCCTGTTCCAAAACGTAGATGTACGCTTTTTCGCTAGGTTTAGTGGATCACCCTCGGAACCGGCAGATGCTGGCGCTCTATCTAATTCGTCCACCAACAAGACTCGAATAGGGCGACTGGCAAGCCCTGCTGGACTATTGGCACCAACCAAGCTCAATGAGCCGCCTGGAAAGATCTTGTGCAGCGTAGTGTTGTTCGAGTCTCTTGCCCTTGGGTCTTTAACTTTACCAGACAGGCATGGCGTTGCTCGCAGTAAGCCATTAGCAATTCGATCTTTCGAGAAGGCTTGGGCCATTGATTCTGTAGGCTGGAGCATCAAAATGGGCGCAGGGTCATTATCGATATGGTAGCCTATTATGTTAAGCAAAACTTCTGATTTGCCTAGCTGGGCACCCGCCATGATTACAACCTCTTTGTTTCTCGGATCTGAGCAGGCATCCATCATGCCTCTCTGATACTCACTGCGAGATGTATACCACCTTCCAGGCTCTGAGCTAGTCTGCGAGTCTAGCCGTCTTCGTTGGTCTGCCCACTCTGCCACGCTTAACTTTGGTGGTGGCTGAAGAGTCATCATTGCCGTCTTCAGATGCTGTTTCAGAAGGTTTCGATTTTCCAGCGTTGATTTTAGGGTCATAGTTGCTTAACTCTTGAAGTGCTTCATTAATGGTGTCTTCGAGGATAGATTGGCACATCGCAGCATCAGACTCTGCCGCAACGATTGGAGCCGCTTTGGTTGGTATTGATAACAGTTTGCCTTTGAGCGCACCAAGAACGTCCATCCAGGCTTTGGCAACGTCTTCAGCAAGGACCAAAGCGCCTTTAATCTTTTCTAGCTCAAGCTCTGAGATCTCGGCCTCAGCGTTTATCTTGCGCGTTCTAGCCTCGTCATAGGTTGAACCTAATTTAACTCCACCAGTACTTGCCATGTATGTCTCCTTTGTGATTATATAGTATATCAACAATATGATTGATGTTTTACTACTTGAGGAGGTAGCATGAAAACAACACCAAAGAAAGTCGAGGAAGCATTATCAGAAATAGATGATTGCATATTTGAGATACGCAGCAACCTTGATGCTGGTATCGATCTTGATCTGGCACAGATGGTCTATGACTTAGCCGCCCAAGCAAAGCTAATTAGCGATATTTGGGAAGAGCAGCGCAGTGAATGGGATGATAACGACAAATATGAGCAACTTCATTCTGCTGGAATGATATAGGAGTAAATATGAATAATATCAGCAAGTTACAAGAGTATAACAGAAAGGTCAAGTCTGGCGAAATCATTGCGACTGCCTCGAGGAGGAACCCTGAAGAGAAGGCTAAAGCAAATCCTAAATCGCTTAGGTTAGCAATCAACGCCAAGTGCTGGGACTGCACCTGTGGCCAGCGCATGGAAATCAAGTTGTGCGAGATGACTGATTGCTCGCTACACCAATTAAGACCGTACAAATAATGAGCAGAAGCAAAAAGAAGCCATACACTGGCACCAAGGCGCTTGACAAGTCTTGTCGAAGTCACG